GTTTCTTTTTTATTATGTAAACTAATACGTTTAAGAAAGTCAATCATTTCCAATCACACTCAGCCATTAGCGTTGCCAATGCTGCCACACGGTTAATTTCTGGATTTGCTACAAAAGCTTCTTGATATTGATACTGTGCTAATACTACAATTGACTCAGCAATAGACGTAGTACTTTTTACTTTTTCTGGCATTTTATCATATAGCTGGCGATAAAGTATAGCTGACTCAATATCAGAATTTTCAGCAACCCATTTACGCATTTCAGTAAAGTTACGACCTTTTAAATGCGCAAATAATGTATTGATATTATCATCAGACTTATTTGCTAATATGCCAGAGTCAATACGACCAGTAGCAGAATAGCGCTGTAACTCGTTAAGAGCTCGACGCCAATCAGGGAAATAAGTCTGTACCACAGCAGCAACAGCCTTGCTATCATACTCCACTCCTTCATCATCAAGGATTTGTTTTACACGTTTAAAGAACTGAGTAGCCATGTCGGCTTTTTCTGAGTTAGGTATATTGAACTCAATTACTGAACAACGAGAATGTAAAGGCTCGATGATACGATTTTTAAAGTTACACGTTAAGATGAATCCACAATTTTTTGAGAATTCTTCCATAAAGTTACGAAGAGCCGGCTGAGTACTATTCGCATTCAGATAGTCCGCCTCATCAAGGATTACGTATTTACGACCACCAGTAAAAGATACAGTAGACGCAAAGTTTGCAATCTCAACTCGAAGTGTATCAATGTTACCATTCATAGACCCATTGATTACAATATAATCAGCGCCAATTTCTTCGAGCATTGCTTTCGCAATAGTAGTCTTGCCGACACCAGCTCGGCCGGCAAGAATTAAGTTTGGTACGTTATCTTGATCTACAAATTGCTGGAACGTAGCTTTGAGATCAGATGGAAGGATCGTGTCTTCTACACGCTTAGGACGATATTTTTCTACCCACAAAAAGTCTTGCATAATTTACCTCTTTCATTATAAACATTATATCACAGAAATTCAAAGATGTAAATTATTTACTTTCAAGGGCGATCCAATATTGTACCTTGTTAGATTTAAAGTGAGCCATACCTTTTGAAGAAAGGGATACGATATAATCAGTTGGCATTAAGCGTAGGTTTTCTACCTTAATAATCATTTCAAATACGTTACCATTACCTTCAGCAACATCAACACTATAGTTGTCAGCTGTTGGATTCTTTGAGTCTACCGCAGACACTGAGATAGTTGTACCATCAGATTTAAAAGCAATCTCACCAAGTTGAAGTACACCAGCCGCACGAATAACATTTTGAATATTTGACCACTCGACATTAAACGTGGCTTCGGGATTAGGTACTTCAATATCTTTTTCGGGTGGAGTAATAATCATAGACTCAGAAGCATATGTATAATTTACTCGACTACGACCAGATTGAATCGTAAATTTATCAGAACCAAATTGTACGTCTGGATCGTCAAATAACGATAGAGTTGAGAGAAAACGAGATAGATCGTATACAGCAGCAGGTGTATCAATGCTTTCATCGATAGAAGCTGCAGCCATTACAGTCTTTTGTAGAGAAATAGTACGTAGTACTTGGCCAGGCTTAAACATTAAGCTTGGGTTAATGGCAGAAAAGTTTTTCAATATTCCAAGAGTATCATCACTAAAATTCATCATGCGTTACCTTTCTTTTTTTCACGCTCAGCAGCCCGGCGTTGTTGCCGGCTCATGCTATCCATATTATCACTAAGCTTCCGAGATGTCAACTCATCTTTTGGTTCGAAATGCTTTTTATTCGATTCTTTACTTGCAGTAGGTGATGCAGCAATAGCGGCCATAGCGCCCAGTGATCCACCAAACATATAAGAACCTACGTGTGTCAATTGCATCCAAGGGCACAACCAAACTTTTAATCCAATCTTACGTGCATTGTAAGAGAACATATAATCTTCAGACAAATAGCGTTTACTATCTGGATCAATAATAGTATCGAAGAAAGCAGTAATTTCTCGTGTACCATCGAAATGTTCAGTACGAGCATGATCTGGTAAATACTTGAGATCTGGATATGCTTCAGCATATTTTTCAAATACCGAACGTTTAATCATCATAAACCCAGTACCACCTTCTTGAATTTCTACTGGCTCGTCAATACGAAATGACTTTACGCCTTTTACTGGATTGAATACGTAGTCACCAATAAACTGATCAAGTTGGTGTGGATTATCTTGGCCATAACCATGATCCATAGCTTGCTTTACTTTTTCCCAAGCAATTGTTTTCTTTGGATATGGGCCAGTTACAATGTCCATGTCGGTTTCTTCATCACATAGATGTAATAGAGTAAATACGTCTTTGTAATTAAATCCAATATCACTATCGATAAAGAGTAGGTGAGTACAATCTGAACGAAGGAATTCATCTACACAATAGTTACGAGCTCGTGTAATTAAAGACTCATTGAATAGATAATAGAATTGAATGCTGATACCGTATTTACCAGCAGCCATACACAAATCGTTAGTTGCTTTAGTAAACATACCAGCACATTGACCGCCATACATAGGTGTAGCAATCATTAGTTTTTTCTTTTGAAGGTCTTCTGTTTTAATTTCTAACTTCATTTATCAAGTCCAGTTATTGTAAGTGTGGTAAGCTCATCAGTATCAAATACAGTATCACCTAACATAGAAGTAATAGTTAAATCACCATAGTCTGAGCTATAAACAGTGTTAACAGTATCTTCAGGTGTAAACTCGTCTGCCTTTTGATCATGAATGTATAGCTGAATGAGTGCGTAATGTAATACTTTCATTAGATCTTTACGGGCATCGCTTTGGCTACCTTTCTTTCCATAGCGTTGAGCGTATTTAAGTACATTACCCATACAGAATCCAGTACCGTGGCCACCATCGATAATAAATTCAGTGGCTTGAAATTTTTCTTTTGAGTAATGAGAATCATATGTAGAGTCAACGTATTCTTGAAAATCTTTAATCAATTCGTTTTCTCTAAACTTATATTCTATCATTATATAAATTCCTCCAATGTATTAGCCCTTTCAATGTATTCGGCTTTCTGTGTATGATTATATTGCAAAACGTAGTCTGTGTCAACTAAAACTAACTCATTATTGAGATATTTTTTAGTCTCTTCTGCCATGTCAGTAGCAGTTTGTACTGGTACATTTTGGCAAATATGATTTGCTGATTTCTTAGGATTCAATAACTCAAAGTCTGAAGGTAGACCCATAATAGTCATTGCTTCCCTATATGTTATATATCGATCTTCTACAGGGTGCGTTAGCATAGTGGGATAGTGACCAACGAAAGCACCAATGTTATCCTTTGGAACAATAGTACCACGTCTCATAATATTACCACCGGCTTTGAGTTTAGCATCACGATACTTACACTTTTCTACTTCTTTTTCGTATCCATGCTTTTCCATCCATGCACCAACTTGCTGATAGTTATATCCCATACGCTCAATATAAGAAAACACGTCGGCATTACGTACCTTTTGCGGTTCTACAATCTCAGCAAATTCTTTATGAGTAATCCCACCGTGAATCTCTTCTAAAATAAACTTATAGTAAATATCGTCTTTCGATGGAGTCTTCTTATTAATAGGTTCCATTTGAAAGTTAGACTTTACACCGTTTAATACATCTTCAATAGGTGTATGTGGACGATTATAATAATTCATTAAAGGAGTTTTATCGCCTTTCCAAAAGAAATAGAAAGAACGTTCTCGTATTTGTGGTCCACCATGTAGTAATGTTTTGGTTCGATATACTGACATTGTATAGCCATTATCCTTACCAATTTTCTTTAACTCATTCCTAACAGTTTCACCAATCTTACCAGCAAAACCGGGAGCATTCTCACCCCAGAATACTTTTGGTCTCATTTCACCAAGCACATAATTTGCGGTAAGTCCCATCCATTTATTATTTTCGTTATGATCTCCAAAGCCATGTGACAATTGAGATAGACCTGCGCACGGGCATACAGTATGAACTACGTCGACTGAGTGCGGTGCTTTTTGTCCTTCATCGAGTAAATAGAAAGGTACGTCTGGCATGTAATTACGAATATGAGAATCATTGTCAGCAAATGCACTATAAGAAAGAAAATAATCGGGCTTACTACCATAGGCTGCATATGCTCCAATAGTTTCACCACCAATAAGTGGTACAATCGATGCGTGGCTAATCATACGTTCTCCTTAATTTTATTCATTAAATCTTCAAACGTAACCTCAGCATCTTGGTGCGCTTTATAGAATTCAAATGCTTGCTCACGATATTCATTACGGTATCCATCATCGGCTTCAAGCTTACGTACTAATTCTAAACTCTTAGCATTATCGCTATCAGCTTCGAGCCAAACAGTACCATTATTTGGTGTTTCAGTAAGAGGGTCGCCAGAAACCCGATGGATACAGACATCACCATATTCTTTACGGAAAACCGGAACTGTACCAGCACATACAACTTCTTGGTGAGTATACTCAATAGAACGTTCAATATACTTTGGTTTAAGTATACTTAGCTGATAGCCAAATCCAGAACGAGACATACGATGCATTAGCTCATCGTTAATAAATGTACTAAACACCGAAGCTTTGTCTCCATAACGAGATTGTAGATCTACGTCGTCAGGTTGATTTGCTAGCTCGTCGTAAAAATCGCTGAGTTCTTTAAAGCCTAACCATGCTGGAGATTTTTCAATACCTTCCATAGTAGTTAGCCAACCTTCTTTTTCACCATAAGCATTATGCCATTCGAACATAAGCTTATAACCTTTCCAAGAAGTAGTACGCCCAATCCACTTATGATGCTTTGGATCCTGCATACCAATAGGTTTCCAGTATTTTTGACGAGTTCCATCAAAGTCTATGCCTGGCTGAAATGAGTGAATGGTTGGCCCATCGTCTTCACCAAGGAATGCAGCAAGTCCACCAGTACCAGTATAATCTTTTACGTATTGAGAAAAATCATTGGTGCTAGCATGAGCAAAAATAATATCAGCTGCATCAATTGCTTCCTCTAAAGCACCATTACGTTTAATAGAATATACAGTATGGTCGTGTTGGATAAGGGCAACAGGCTTATTAAACGATTTTAAAGCATGTTTCCAGTTCTCAACAGCTTGAGCGCCAGAGCCTTTACCTCGTCCAGTATCTTTAGATGGTAATGAGTTTATCATAATAACATCTGAGTTATTACATTCTTCGATCATACTATTCACAGCAACTTCATCAGCAAATTTGAAATGGTCAAACTCGCCTAAGTCGTGTGCGTATTTTCTTGAGTAGTTTTTATCTTTAGCGGCGTAGACTTTTACTTCATATCCATGTTTACGTAGCCACTTTACTTGCTCAACTGTGTACTTGGTCACGCCACAACCTTCTACACCACGAGCCATTATAACAGACACTTTATTCATTCATATATTCCTCTAAAGCATTATATACGTGATATATTTATGCAATTAAGCAGGGTCAATAAATTCATATTCTATTCCTGCTTCCTCAAACATGGCAGACGTTTGATTAAAAGATTCTGTCCAATGATCAGGATATTTTCCATTTGGCATAATCACTCGTTTAATTCCAACTTGAATAACTCCCTTTGCACATTCAGAACAAACTGGTAATCCCCACACATAAAGAGTAGATCCATCTAACGACACGCCATTATATGTAGCATTATATATTACATTTTGCTCTGCGTGAACTACATATTTGTATTTTGTTTCTTTTACGTTCATACGAGCAGGTGAGTCATTGATACCACGAGGAAAACCATTATACCCTTGTGCTAACACTTGACCTTTTGATCCAACAGCAACTGCGCCAATTTTAGACGAAGGATCTTTAGACCAAGTACTTACTTCTCGAGCAAGACTAAGATATCGTTTATCCCAATTACTCATCAGACTTACCAATCATGTTTTGTTTAATATCATAAACTTTTTCTTTTTCAATCAAGTCTATTATGAGATTAGTAATATCAATATCTTTCTTTATAAAAAACATTTTCTGTTGAAGCTTCTCAAGTTCTTGTTGATAGTATTCAAGCTCTTTTTCTTTACGAAGCTTAGTCTCAATAATGTCAGTGATTTGAATTAACTTAGTCATTTTACTAGATGGAAGTGACGCTCGTATACGTGAAGGTTTTGTACTTGCCAAAATAACATACCGGGATGGATGTCAGTACGATCGTTTTTAAACGAAGTCATAACATTATAATCTTCGCATAGTTTTTTCAATACATAGTTTTGCCATGCTACATCATTCTTATAGCCATATACTACATCATTCGATCTCATTTGTACCACAGCATGTAACATATCTTCACGAATATAATAAGTAACAGCATTAGTACATATAAAGTCAGATTTACCATTTTCATCAAACTCACGCCAAATAGATGGACGATTATAAACCATAGTAGCTCGGCGACCATCAGGATTTTTTGTCAATTCTTCAAGCACATTGGCGTATTGGCCATAGTACTTTTCAGACCAAATGAGATGGCCATAATTCGAATTGATTTCACCGTGTTTGTTAGCGGCGTATTGCCAAGCTTTCGGTGGATCTTTATCTTCAGACCAAATGTCGTTAATGTTAGTCGACATAGACTCATACCAATCAATTTCAGATTGAATGTAATCGTAGTTTGGTTCACCAAAGATAGCAGATTCGTTAGCAATAAACGAAGCACCAAGCATTTCAATAGTCTTTTGACCAGTCTTGTCGATAGTAAAAGCTTCATCGTTAAGTTCATTAATAAAGAACTTACGAATATCACTTACTGTTTCATATCTACTCATTGTTGAAAATATCCTTGTCTGCGTCTTGGCCATCAATACCTTTACGGCAATAAGCTACAAAGAATGAAGCGTAATTAATCAAATCTTTGGCTGAATCTTCAAGCGACTCAAAGTTAGGTGAACCACCGCTACGCATCATATCCATTACTGATTTCATACGTAACATTTTAGCATGCATAATATCATGAATGGTAAGTACACCATGTGGATAATAGTCTGCTTGAGAAACAGACGAATCGGGATTTTGATAATCCCGGCTTTTTTTCAATTGAAGTTCAACACATTCTTGAAGAACGTTTACTGATTCAGGTGTTTCCATATTATTCTCCTAGTAAGTACTCGCAGTTGCGATCCATAGTATGATTATAATACAATTGGCCTTGATTGTACATTGATTTTTTCACGTAATTTTTAAAATTTTCTGTAACAGATGTCATAAGCATCCATGATACACTATACTTATTGTTACTAACTTCTTCGTAATCTCCAACAATAAGCTGTTCAACAATGTCAGTATTGCGAAGAAAAGTCTTTACGTACTCAGGCCTATTCCAAGAAAAGTACTTAGTTTTGTCATTAGAAAGAAAACGTTTACGCTTTACTTCAGTACGTAGATTATTCCATTTAACGTCGTAAGCATAAGACTCACGATTTTTAACGTCAAACTCAAGCGGATTTTTCTCAGCACCTTGTCGTTCTAAAGCAAACTCAAGGATTACACCAGCTTTAGTTGCAGCATACACTTGCTCGTAACTACGACCACGACTTCTTACTGGACAATTATATATTTCTGAAGCCATCGTTTCAATAAACGACAGCTCAGATTCTGAAAGTTTAAATGTAATTGGCTCAGGCTTCATTATAATGTTTCTTCCATTGAGAACCAACTGTACCCAGTCCACTACCAGACAAATAGACTTGCCACATAATACGAGACACTTCAACTGCAGAATGTGCTTTTGAGATGTCGTATTCCAAACGATTACGTACAAGCTTTTTTGTTTTCTTAATGTCAATAAGCGAAATGGCTACCTCACGAGATTTCTCAAGAGGTAGTTTATCAAGTGATTGTAAAGCTTCTAAATTCATTATGCATAATCCCGAATGTATACGTCAAAGTGAGTTGCGTTTTCGATAGGCGTGTCCCTTGCCCAAGAGTTTTTACGAGGACCGCGTGGACGAATAAACACACCCTGTGTTTTACGATCATTCTTAATGTTAAAGTAAGGTGATTTACGATAACGTTTAATATAACCATTACGATGAATAAGTAAAGCCTTAAGCTCAGCAATGGCCGGATCATTGAGATCCGTTGTAGTAAAACGATAGTTTTCAGAAATACGATTTTTGTAAGTCACATAAGCCATGATTAAGTCCTTTTATTATTCGAAGTTTGGATCGAAGGTTTCATTTTCCTCAATTGTAAATAAGGGGGTGAGAGACCCATATTCATTTTTTAGGAAATTTTTGATGGTAGAAAAAGAATGGAAGTAAATATTAGAAATTGGATTACCCCCGCCAGGCCCATTTGGGTTGATTATATTAAATTCGATTAAATATGATTTTTGGTGTTGAGGAATTAAGTCAATTGAATTGTGGTCAAATTCAAGGGTAATGAAATAAGGATGAGTTTGATTATAGTATGTCATTTGGTTTCTCCATTAGTTGATATAACTAATATAATCACTACGAAAGGGAATGTCAACCCTTACGCAGCACAAAAACCAAATTTATTTTCAACTAATGAAGCACCAAAGTCTTCAATTAAAGCTATAATAATTTGTTCACGAGGCTCAGTGTCCATGTCGTCAACAACCTTTGAAGCGGTATCGTAATCGCCAAAGGTCAAGTTAAACTGAACTTCTTGGAATTGCTTCATATCGCAGATATACATTTCAGCAAGTTCACCACCCTCTTGAGCGTAGCTAAATGTTTGATCGATAAGTTTTTGAATCGCTTGCATTTGAGTTCTCCGTTTTTCCTTATATATCTAATATAATCTTTCTAAGAACAAATGTCAATAGTTTTTTTCACTTTTTTTCATTTTTTTTCGAAAGTGTTAACGGTAACACTTCATATATATTATATAAGGTTTTACAAAGGAGAACCTATGACCTACTTTCAACGTAAAGAAGCTAACCGCTTACATTGGTTAGTGAAAGGCCATTTAATAAACCCCAAAGCCTCAGACGAAGAAATAGAAAGCACTTACAATTCTTATTTAAAAAGATTGTGGGGAAACAATGAAAGAGCAGTTTACGGAGAAGCTGGCTTCGAAACGGCTTGGGGTCAAAGACAAATTGAAATATCACAAGGCCTTATTTAATTCACCGTGATTGTCTTCGTGGTTAGGTCCTTGCCAACCGCTAGGTTTTAATAGATCTGGTAGTCCAAATGGATTTGGCCGCCCAGGCTTTACACCAGCTTTTTTATCCATATTAGCACGATAAATCTCATCCCATGCTTTATTGGCGTCAACGCCAAATACGTCGAGTGTACCTATAGCAAAAACACACAAATCAATTAGACCATCTACAATTTCTTCAGCATTACCGGTATTCAACGCTTGTAGAGTTTCATGCATTTCTTCATTAATCATTAGCATACGAAACATAAGATATTTCCGCATTAATTCTTTATCGTCTTTATTGGCTTCAAACCAATCACGCACACCATATTTGTTATGCATCATGTAAATATCGTTTGCCCAATCACTCATTTCTTTTTCTCCATTTCATAAACTCGCTTTCGAAGATCAGAGCTTGAAAAGCGATGATCTCGTTTGTTAAAGTAAAGTTGAATGCCACGTCGACGACATACGTCTTTACCGGTAAAATCTTTATTCTTATACTCGTCTCCAAGTATCCTTACATTTATATCATATATTTCAAGAATGTCAACTAAATCTTGCTCAGAACAATAAACAACTATTTCATCAACATACTTCACAGCCTGTAACTGAGTATAGCGCTCCACTATAGTCTGCACTGGACTATTCTTTTCTGGCCTATCGGCAGATGGATCTACTTGTAGTCCACAAATTAAATAATCGCAATGCGCCTTTGCTTCACGTAACATAGCAATATGACCAGCGTGTAATAGGTCAAATGTACTACAAGTAAATCCTACAAACTTTTCAGTCTTTGCCATGTATCTTCCCAACCTTTCACTTGTGTTATTTTACCACCACCGTATGCTAACTTAGCACCAAGAGTATAATCATTTCCTCCAGGTTCCATTTTATCACCAAAGAAATGTAATTCTTTATAGTTATCAAAGTCCTTTAGAATTTGAGCTTTATCTTTGCCCTTTGGTACAATATCAATTCCAGTCTCACCTGCCACCGTGCAATCAAAATCATCAAACATAGCATTGAGATTATCAGCAATTTCTTGCCTTTCACTTGTTACACCATCCCACGCTACATACATCTTACGTTCAGCGAGTGTGGCATTACGACCAACGATCGAGAAATTAATAAGGCCAGGCCTTACGTCAATATGATTTCCAGTACGTGCGGCAAACTTACTTTCTTTAAGATACTGATCAAACATTTTTTGCATATCCGGATCTACTTCAAGCGTATTCGTATAAACGTTATTATTGCATTCCCATACATCATTACCTGCGCATTGATATACCCGTTTGCATAAGTTATAAGTTGACTCTGTTATTTGTTCTACAGTTTTTTCTTTGTCACTACCCGTAACTAAATATACATCGTTAACCAAACAGAAAGAATTAAAAAATGATCTAAAGTTAACATCAATAATACCTCTACTGGGAGTGAGTGTACCGTCTACATCGAATATGTATTTCATATTATTAGTTCTTTCTTAATTTTTTCTATCTGATCTTTGAGTAGAAGCTTTTCTTTTTTAAGAGGTTTAATATATTTGTCTGGTGCCTTTTCAGCTTCAAGCGCTTCTATCTTTGAATGTAAATTATTATGCTTATAACGTAAAGCTTCAAGTCTACCATGTAATGACATATTAAGTCTCCATAACGCTAAAGTTTTTAACTTTCTTAAATTTCACAACGGATTCAAACTTATCAAATAGTTGATCCCCTTTGTGACTTATTATAAAAATATTTGAGTCATTTGTCAACTCATTTATGATTTTAAGAAACTCTTCAGTCCCAGCATTGTCCAAAGACGAGTCCATGATTTCGTCCATAATGAGGAGGTTTGTTGAGACTGAGTTTCTGAGTTTGGATACTGCTCGCCATGTAAATAATAAAGCGAGATCGATACGAAGCTTTTCGCCTTCGGAAAACGAAGCATAAGAAAAAACATCACGGAAACGACTCTTAATAGTTTCATTAAAATTCTCATCAAGTTGAAAGTCGACGAAGAAGTCCATCGACGCTAAGTATTTATTGATTAGCTTATTCATGACTGGAACGTATTGTTTAATAATACGAGTTTTAATCCCGCCATCTTTAAGCATTGATGATACCACTGATAGTACTTCTTTATCATTAATAAGCTGTTCATTCTTAATATGATAAGAACGTAGATCCTCTTCAAGTTCTTCGATCTTTGAGTTATCAATAGCTTCGGCTTCGGTCTCAGCTTCTTCGAGTTCTTTACGGATAGCACTAAGTTGATTTTTAGTAAGCTTGATATTAGCCCGATGTTCTGACGCAGTAAGATGTAAACCTGAAATGTCAGACTCAACTAAGCTTATGCTTGTAAGTCTACTCGAGTGTTCTGTCTTTTTTTCTTCAAGCTGGAGTTTTGCTTGGTTGATTTCTTCGACTTTTGTTGAGTGTCCGGTAATTGTTTCCTGTTTAAAGTCGTGTTCAATACCTTGTTTACAGGTTGGACAATTGTCGTGGTTCTCGAAAAATTGGATATCTTTTGTAAGTTGTTTAGACTTAGATTCCAGTTTGCGTTCAACATCTTCCAATGCTTTCAATTTAGTTTGCTGTTCTTCTTTGTCAGATATAGACTGTACTAACTCATCCATCTTAGTTTCGATGGTTTCTATCTCATCTTGTTCTGAATCTATATATTCAAGTTTTTCTTTCACTTTATCTTTAATCTTATCGACTTCGGCCGATTTCATTTGAGCAATCTCAGCGTTATGGTCTTTAGCCGATTGAATACGATCTTTGACCAAATCTATATGATATTTAAGATCAGTAATCTCAGACTTATTATTTGAAACTTTATCTTTTAACAATAAGTTCATAGTCGTAAAGATCTGAATGTCGAGTAAATCTTCAATTACTTCGCGGCGTGAATGAGCAGGTAATTGCATAAATGGAACAAAGGTAGAACTACCTAGTACAACGATTTGACCAAATGATTTAAAATTCATTTTCAATACGTTATCTTCGAGATGTGTTTGGTAATCTCGAGCTGCAGCGTCTTGGTTAATCAGTTCGCCATCTCTCCAGATCTCAAAAATATTGGGCTTAATACCACGTTTGATAACGTACTTTTTACCAGAAGTTTGGAAAGCAATCTCAACCTCCAATTCTTTCTGGTTGATCGAATTCATAAGCTGTGGCTTATTAATCTTACGAAATGGTTTACCATATAGAGCAAAGCATATAGCGTCAAGTATCGTAGACTTACCAGCACCATTCTCACCTACGATCAACGTAGACTTATTTTGATCTAAGTCAATACGAGTCCATTGGTTACCAGTTGAAAGAATGTTTTTATACTTTACATAATGAAAGTGGAGTGCACTCATAAATTCATTGCCTCTTGGTACAAGTCAGTAATCATATTCTTAATCTTATCTTTCGACACTTTAGTTTCTAAGCTATCAACATATTGATTGAGTATCGTATGCGTATCTTGAGCTTCATCTACTAATTCGTCTTCATCAACTAAATCTAAATTCATGTGGTCTTCAACCACTTTAATGTCAACAGCACCCGATTGCTGGATGCGATCGAGATATAAATCAAAAATATATGGGTTATCTTTATTCTTGATTATAACCTTAACGAATGCATTTGTCAACTGTTCTGTATCGAGTTGAGTTACATCTTC